ACACCTGCTGTTAACGTTTGAGTAGCAGTAGCGTGATTAAATGGATAATTATGTTCTCTTTGATTTATGTAACGTATAGCTTCATTCACAGCATTTTTAGCTTGTGTTTGAACGCCTCTTGACGAAGAAAAGTTAGCCGAAGTTAGTTCAACCTCGTTTAATTTAGTTATAACTTTATTGGTTAGTGTGAGAAATGTCTCAGCCATAATAACTCCTATGTAGAAGAAGAAGAAGAGGCAAGTTTCCCTGCCTCCTCATTTAACATTTATGCGAGCAAGTCTCGATCAACTTCTACTGGAGAAGAGTCGCCTTGATCACTAACGTCAACCATCCAAGCGTAAACACGAATCTTACCTGCTGAGAATGTAGCACCATCACCTGCAAAAGTCAGGTCTAGTGTATCTGCAGAGGCAAGAGTAACGTCTGCTGCTGGAGTAGCTGAAGGAGCATAAGCACCATCAGAAGCACCATCAATATCGAATGCAGCAACAAACTCGTCAGCATCTGCTGCACCAAGTGTTGCCGTAGCATTCGTACCTGTGTTCATAGTTGCAGAAGTTACAACTTGAAAACCAGCATGAATTACTCGTGTGTTGGCAGGGATAGTTAGGCATTGAACTACATCACCAGATGAACAGTCAATAGCCTGTGCAGTTAGGTCAATAGTTTTTTGTACCATGTACGGTGAACGCCCACGTTGTGAACTACCGTGTGCAGGTAACAATAATGAAGTAATAGTAGCCATTTATTGAACCTCCCTTACGCTGCGTTGTATTGTGCAACAGTGATAGCTTCTGGACGAAGTATCTTTCTGCCGTACAAATGCATCCCACGAACAATATCAGCAAAGCTATCAGGGTCTCTGTAGGTTTCTGTTTTATTGATCTGTTCTGCGGTTGCTATAGCTGAGTCGTGTCCAGCTACGATTACACCATAGTTAGCGATTTGGTTTGCAGAACCTGTGGTTCCTGGACCTGTGCCAACTGATGGTAGGTTACTTGAAACATACACACGGAAGCCGCCTAAATTGCTGACTGCTAATCCATTTCGTATACTTCCCGATGCACCGAAATCAGCATTGTGAAGACGTGAATCTTCGTCGCGCAAGATTTCCATAAACACAGGGTCGATTACAAGCCAACGACCTGCTGTATCAACTTGCTGTTGATCAAGCAAACGAGCCATACGAGATACTACCATAAGAGGTGAAGCAGTCGCTGTTGGTAGTGCAGTTGCACCAGGTAATCGAGCAGCAATCGGAATAGAGTGCGCTCCTGCGGAACTTGTGGTAATGTTACCAAAGTCACCTTTTTGCAGTTTCATGCTGTCAAGCAATTCGTCTGTACCTGCAGTAGAAACAGCAACAGTACCATTTGTAGTAGTGTTTACTGTGTCAGCAGCAGAGTGCAAAGCTGATTGCTTAAAGCCAGATAGGTAACCAAGAACTTCTTGGTCATACTGATCGGCTAAACGGTATGCGGCACGATCTGTTGCAAGCTGCATGAAGTTAACGTGTGAATGAGCTTCTTCAATGTCGTCCATTTTAAATGCAAAGTAATTTGCTTTATCGACTACAAGTGAGAAGTCTTCATCGTCAAGATCTTGTGCTGTAACAGTTGTGCCACGGGCGTATGAACTAACTGAAATTTCAGGTTCTTTGATTATCTTCACAGTATCGCCCTGTGCAGAAATCTCTCCAAAATAATCTGAGTTAGTTATATCGCCCACAACAGTACTCTTGCGAAACGCAAGCTGTACTTTTTTTGAATAGATTACAGGACTAAAATTACCATTAGGTAAGTTCCCATAACCTGCTGCGGTTGTGAAAGCCATAATTAAATCCTCCATTAAGATGTTTGGCTTGGGTTAAAAGCGTAACACTTAGCGAAGAGGCTGACGTTTTCTAAGGTGCATTAATAGTAACTATGCCTAGTCAAAATTAACGGGCTTATACTTATCAGGTAGTCTTAGTAAGTAGTATAGGCTTGGGGTTTATAAATAGCCGAACTATAAGAGTAGCCGCATATCTGCAGGGTCTATTAGTTATATAGACTATCTATCTTGTATAGTTATATACAATATATTAATATTGTCAACAACTAAATTAATTTAACGGGCTGCTCCCGTAATATCGTAAAAGTTAGGGTTGTCTCTAGATGCTTGTAAAATTGCATCTTGGTTTTTTTCATATTCTGCCATAGACATTTTTTCAACCATAGATTCAGTGAAATTAGGTGTAGAAGAGTCTTGTTCAGGGTTAGCTGAGTTACGCTTAGGTACTACCGCAGATGCTGCTTGTTTAGTTGATGTTTTCTTACCTTTAGTGTCTATGCCTTTGTCTCTTTTATAAAGATCTATTACTCTGACTACAGAGTCTGGATCATCTGAATTTTCGTATAGAGCATCTTTAACTACTTTAGGCTGTTCTTCTGCCCAATCGTGAAACGCATCACTAGCTCTTAAATCGTCAAAATCAGCGTGAGACTTACGTATTTCGTTTTCAGCTTTAGTTCGTTCAGCTTCATCGTTTATTTCATCTATACGTTGCAGTCTTTCTTCTGCTTTACTAAACTTCTCTTGTGCTTTTTTATCAGCTATAGTTTCAACTATTGCAGCAACATCAGGATACTTAGCAGCCCATGCCATTATATCTTCGTCTGACTTAGGAGGTCTAATACCTGCTGCTGGATCAGGGTTATTAAGACGTTCCTCTAAAGCTTTAATCTTAGCGTCTAGTTCGTTTATGTACCTACGAGCATCTGTGTGTCTTTTCTTGTAAGTCTTTTCTTCTGCGTTAAGGTTTTCTTCTTCTTTTTTAGTTTCTACCTTTTCTTCTTTTTTTTCTTCTTCAGGTTGTTCTTCAGTATTCATAAGCTTTTCTATTTCAGCTTCTTCTTTTTCAATTCTTCGTTTATTAGCATTAGTGTAATCGCTATCTACGAAACCTGCTGTTTTAGGTTTTACTACTACTTCTGGCTCTGGCATAATTGTATTTCCTTTTCTTATATGGGGTCCGTTATTTAACGGAGTAGCCTAGTTGTTATTTTGCCTTATTTGTATTACTGTGTCAACCTTATGTTTTCTTTCTGCGTGAGATAAAGCCGCCTTTGTTCATAGGTCCACCACCATAACTTATTCCACTACCTTGGCTGATACCTGTTGAACCTGTGCCACTATCTATACCTGCGGCTGCAGCATTTTCTGCAGCTTGTTGTGAACTATATTCACCGCCTGTTGTATCGGGTGCAGAATAATTATCTGTTGTATCAATATCTAAAGATGGATCTAAGCCTCTTTTACCTTTTTCATTACCAGCAAATACTTTAGTATCTTCTAAAGCTTTTTTTTCTGCTTCTACTTGTCCAGGCCAATTAGATCTTAAATCTCCAGGAAATTTATCTAATAAAGATCCGAAAGCAAATACTTCTTGAGGTGTCATTTGATCGTATGTTTTACCCATAACACCATCTGGATTATTAGGATCTTCAGCGTTAGCCATTCTTCTTGCTATTCTTTCTGCTTCTGTCTCACCCTCATCATCAACACCTGATTCTTGTCTTATAGACGTAGCCGTTTTATAAGGTGCTGCAGGTCTAATTAAATTACTACTAAACCCTAATCCGTAATTCATAGGGTCAAAGTTATTTTGTGTAGGGTAGTAAGACTGTAAATTTAAGTAAGGTATAGCTCCACCAGCATCGTAGCCACTCAAGACTGCTCCACCATCTGCGTAGTTTTCCATATCAGAAAATAAATCTTCTACACTACCTCCTGCTGCGTAACCAGCCATACCACCTCTATACATAGGTTTAGGATTAGGTGGTGTTGTAACTGTTTCCATATACTTATCTAACCCTGTGTTAGCATTTTCTATTGGACTCTTAGGATAACCTGCATCCATTGCACGTTGAACACCTCCGTCTTTGAATCCTACCGTACCCCCGACACTCGCTTGAAGCATCTGCGAATCAGCACCTTCATTAGGTAGTTCACTAGAGGATACGGCAGGAGAGCCAGCTTCTAGCGGCTCACCCCCTATACGTCCTCCAGCTTCCATTTGAGCTAATGACATTTTAGCTTCAGAACGTAAATCTTCAAAAAACTTTAATCCGTAGAATCTTAGTACATCAGCAGGTACAACGTACTCACCTTCACTTAACATGGCTGGAACATCATCTCTGACTTCTTCAGGTAAAGAACCAATAGGTATATCGTTACCGCTTACTGGGTCTTGTCCTACAGGCTCACTAAAAGCCATTTCCATTTGATCATTTACTGCCATTGATTTCATCCCTTAAGTATTGTAATTTACGTAAAGCAGCTATTTCACCTTGACACCTATATATGTCTGCTTCACCTTGAACTTGCTCCATTTTAACGTGTGTTTTATTTATTTTTTCATCTATTATTTTACAAAAAGCATCCCAAACAGTTTTATCGTTAGTTATTTTTTTAATTGCTATTATGTGTTCCACGTAACTTCCTGTCATTATCTACTCATTAATCCTGTACTACTAGGTGCTGTAACTAAGCCGCCTCTAGAAAATCTAGCTACTACTTGATAAGCATCTATATCTAATTTACTTATATCTATAAATTTAGAGGCTTGAAGCTTTCTGGTTTTAAGTCCTTCTTTTGTTAAAAAGTTTGTTGGATCTAAATACTCTTTATCAGTACTACTTAAAGGAAAATTACCGATTTCAACTTTAGATTTAAATTCATTTTTAAATTTATTTAATGCTTTATTAACGGCATCGTCGTAAATATCTTGAATATATTGAAACATCTCAGGATCTCCTCTTCCAAAAAACTCTCTAGCGTGGTCCATTAAATCAGAACTAGGTATAACTATTTTATCTACGTTATTTTTTTTAGCGTGAACTATAGATGCTTGTAATAATTTTTCTACGTAATCAGATATGCCTGAAACAGGTACTTTTCTATCTACATTTTGGGGGTCTATAACTATAGTACCAAAATAATCTTCATCACCTATTATTCTTTTAGTAAACTCTATATCCATTTCAAGGGCTTGCTTCTTCTTTTCTGCACCTTCACGCACGGGTATCATTTCATCTCTTACTAAAGAATCTATGTTCTTCGGTGATCTAGGATCTGCAAATAAAGGTTTAGACGGTTTAGTAGTACGAATTTCTGCTCCTATAGTTTCAGTGTATTTAGAATTAGTAATAGGATTATAGAAGTCTACTTCATATTGCACTACACCTTTTCTATATAATAATTTCTGTCTTTCGTAAGAAACATTTTTACCTTTTTTAACGAGTATTGTATCTGTTCCAGGTTCAATTACATCTTCAGAAAATTTAGGGTAGTTTTTATTGTAAGACTCTCTAGTAGGATGAAATCCTGCATTTTGCCTTGCTTTTTCTGCGAAGTCCTTAAAAAGATCAGGCCTAACAACTTCTGTGGCACGAGATCTTGGCTCATCTTTAGAGAAAGCAATAGGATCTCTTGGACCTCGATTAGGTAATTGACTTGAACGATAAGGAATTGCCTCGTAAGAGGGTAAACCTCTAAATGCGTCTGTTTGCAATTCTTCTATAAGAAGAACTTTTTCACCACCCTCAACAAATTCTATTATAGAACCTCTCGCGTGAGCTAAGGTATTTTCATAAAAGTGTGCTGGTCTACTAGTTCGACCTAAGTTACCTTTAATAAAATCCATTTTACGGTCATAGCTTCCTAAGCGTTCTGTAGAAGAAGAACCCTTAGAAAAATTAGGAGAAACATCTAACATAATCTCAAAATACTGTAAAGGATATATTTGATCACCACCAGTATCATTATATTTCAAGTCTATTAAATTAGTACTATACATATCTGATTCAGGATCAAACTGTCTTTGATAAGTTGAAAACTTTGTAGAACGTGTGCCTGGGTAAGCAATATCATCCACATAAACATTAGCTGATACACGTATACCTGACTTATCTATTATATCTTTTAAGTCTGCTTCCGTGTAAAACTCATCAGGTTTTATTCTGTTTTCAAAACCTATAAAGTTTAATTCTGCTTGTTTAACTTCTGCTGTTTCAAATCTTTTTAATAACTCACGACCCCTAATACCTTTTTCTCCTGGACGGTTTTTAGATGTTCTTTGAAAGATTTCATCTATTGTATTATCTATTGTACTATAAAAAGATACTAATTCTCTAGGACGTGTTCCGATTGGATCAGCTATGTAATTACCGTAGGCATCATTAAAAGTTGTTAAACTCTCCATTTGCTCGTCTACTTTAGCCATTCCCTCAAGAGGAACAAAAAATTCATCTTCGTCTGGATCAAAAACTTCAACTTCTTCATTTAAACGACTTCTTAACTTATCTGTGTAAGCTCTTTCTCTTCGTTTTAATTCAGTAGAACCTTTATAGAGTTCTGTTTCTATTTGTTTAGGAGTTTGATCTACACTCATAAATGCAGGATTAGTTAATCTTTTTTCGGCTTGCTTAGTTTTTGGCTTAGCTTTAGATCTATCTATATTAGCTTCTACTTTTAGTACCTCTTCTGGAGATTGAAAGGTTCTATTTTTAAGTTCTGGGTAAGTAGATTTATAAACTGAACCACCTAAATCCGTTAAATCTTCTGGTCCAGGATCTGCATTAGAACCTAGTATGCTTTTAACGGCTTTATATATAGCTCTTGAAGCACCACTCATTATTGTATATTCCCACTAAAACCTTGTTCACCTGGAGCGGCAGCCCCACCTATACCTATGTTAGCACCGCCACCGCCAGACATATCTGCAGGAGATTGTGGAGGCTGACCTGCAGGTGCAGCAGCACCAGGACCAGGAGTAGCTGGAGGTCCACCTTCTGGAGCAGGAGCAGCAGCTTCAGGTGGAGCAGTAAAGCCTTTAAGTATTTCAGCTTGCACTGCAGCATCAGCTAAGGAGTTCGTTAGTTTATCTGGATCTAAGTCCATACTAATAGCGATCTCTCTAAGTATATAATCCATCTTAGCAAAAGGAGCTAGTGTTGGATTCTGTGCTACCTGTAAGAACTGCATCAATCTTTGACTACGCACTTCGTTAGCCATCAATGATTCAGTACCTTGTGCTTTAACGTCTAAGTCACCTTTTATCTCTGGGTCATAGTCGAACTGCATATTAAAGTTAAAGAATGCTTTACCTAATGGGTTAATTAAGTAATCATCTACATTCTTTATAACAGTTCGTATAGAACCATTAGCTGCAGACATAAGCATAGAAATACCTGAAGCGGTTCGTCCTACACCAGAGACACCTGTTTGACCGTGTGCGAAAGAAGGAAACCCTGTACTCTCATCAGCTAATACTCTAGCTTTATCAAATAGTTGCATATTCTCTTGCGCTACGTTAGGAAACTTAGTGCCAAAGATAGCTTGACCTGGCGCACCCCCTTGCCTACGGAATGTCTTACCTGGATATACACTTAGGTCTTGCCCAGGTACTAAGTTAGTTTCATCTACTTCTATAATTAAGTTACCTGACAACGCAGCATTATCAATAGCCATACGCATAAAGCCATTCATCAAAGTCTGTGTGTCATCCATATTTTCAGCTATACCTACACCGAAGAAACTATACGGAGATACTTCATACGGTACAGCGTAGTACGGAATGTAAGAAGGTTTGAATGGGTTCATAACTAATCGTAATACTTCGTTGTTACATATCCATATGTTTACGTTTAGTTGTTCTGCGTCTTTTAACTCTTTAGGTATATCTATATCGTGTTCTTCTAATATTTCCCTGTCTACGAAACCCCAGAACTCTAGTACTTCGTAGCGTTCAGCTTGTGAACCGTGTTCAGACTCTTCCATAGTTTGTTCCCACCACTTTTTAGTGTAGGACTCACCCATACTTAAAGACATATCTATAGCATTTTTACGGAAAAAGGGTCTATCTTTTAATGCTCTCATTTGTGAGCGAGACATCTTGTGTCTCTCAACTACGTACTCAGCTTCATCCATGTTAGCTGCATCAGGATCAGGGTAGAAGTTCCATATAGATACGTTACTAGTTGAAGGTACAGTTTTAATTGTAGGGTTATACTCACCATCATCATCCCAGTTAGCGTACTCTTTAGATACAGCAAATGGACCTTTCATAATACCTGTACCGAAAAGAGCTAACTCAAATGCTGCTAACCTTAATTGTTTATTAGCACCTGACTCTTCTAGTTGATCGTGTATTTTCTTTTGCATCTTCTTAGCTGCAATCATTGCAGGGTGAAAAGTAATACTGGTGCTGGTAGTACCTGGACCTTCAATTAGCTTTTCTTCTACAGGAGAAAGTTTATCTTCTAATCCCCCTAAACGATCCCTAATAGTTTCAAGAGTATCTCCAGGTTGTAATTCATTCTCAGGAGAAAAAGTAGGTTTATTAAATGCTTTCTTTATTTCATCCATACCTTGTTCAGCATTAGGATCAGCATTAAAATGTACTGACTCAGCTACACCTTCAGGTAATGTTGTAGGATCTACGCTAAGAGGAAATTTATTATTACCGAATAGTACCTCTACGACCTGACCGTATGCTGCAAGTGTTTTAGTTTTAGTTACTTTAACGAATACACGAGAACGTTCTGTATCAGTAAATTGTACATCAGGACCATACAAACCTCTATAGTTTCTATATGATTGTAACCAACGTGTTTCATCATTTTGTCTAGCGTCTTCAGCTTTACTAAATCTTCCTTCAACAAAATTCGCTATTCTGCCTACAGAGGAGTCTAACTCATCTTCAATGCTTTTTTTATCTTCAATGAAGGAGGACTCGTCAGATTCAATGTTATAGTCTAGTTCATCTTCAGCCATATTTTAGTATCCAAATGTTGTATCTGACGCTTGAAAGCCAGATCGTTGTGTCGCAGGATTAAAATCCCATAGTGAACTTCTAGGTCTTGTCATAACACCGTAACGTAAAGCATCATATAAGTGGTCTTCTGCGTGTGTATCTACGTCTTCAGGGTTACGTTTATCTAAAGGTAAGCTAGGTACTTGCGCTATTGTATTAGTACAAGTAGAGAAAAATACTAACCTAGGCTCCTCTGTAAACTCATCTACTTGTAATCTTCTATGTATTTCGTTTTTACCTGATACACGAGATCCTTTTGATCTATCAGAGGGTCGCCACCTACAACCTTTCATATTCATTTGTTCAGCTAAGCTTGGACCTGTATCACCTCTGTTGTGCCATAGTGAAGAGTCTAACACACCATATCTAATTGTACCATCTTCTTGTTCTGCGTCAAGTATCATATCAGCTAAGTCTGTAGCTGTCACTTTAGTTACGTACATCTCCCTATACACAACAAGTTGTTCTGCAGGAGTTACAGCTAACCAAACTACACCTGTCCAGCTACCGTACCCGTAGTCACACGCTCTAAATCTAGTCCAATTCTTAGGTATACTGTATGGATCTACTACGTGTATGTTACGATTAAACTCAGGGAAAGCTGCACCTTCATTAACATCCCAGTTACCTTCTAGTAATTGCTTACGTTGGTGTTCAGGTAACGAAAGAAGCATCGCTTCGTAGTCACCACCCTCTGATAAGTAAGGATTATCGAATAAACTAGCAGGTATAAATCTACGTTTAAATAAAGGCTGTCCTTCACGGCTGTGACCTTTAGGGTATACTATAGTGTCTCCTGATTCTATATCTGTAGCCCAAAAAGATTCCTTAGAAGGGCTAGGATCTATAAACATCTTTTTAACCCATTGGTGACCTGCTCCCCCTGGGTTAGTTGTAGCTCTCATGTATAAACCTAGCTCATCAGAGTATGCACTCCTAAGTCTAGATCTCATATAATTCCAAGCGTAAGGAGAACTCCATTGTGTAAGTTCGTCAAAACCAATCCAATTGAAAGCCTGACCTTGATAACGCATGACATCCATGTCTTTATCGAGGTAAGACATCCAGAGCCTACCCCCTCTAGGGGAAACCCATTGGCTTTTTCTTTCAGACCACTTAATGCCTGGAATTGCTTTAGGGTATAGCTCTTGGCTTTTCTGTATAAGTTCACGTAGTTCCTCAGTCGTATGTCGTACTAATAACCCACTAAAGTTAGGGTTGTTTAAGCCGTGTAACGGGTCAGCTAACATAGCGTAGGATTTACCACCACCTGCTGCACCGCCATATAGTACTTCTCGCTCAGAAGAAGAAAGAAAATCTGTTTGTGGCCCAGCATTAGGAGAAAACACAATGTTCTGCATCTCTTCTACAGGTATATCTGGTGCTACAGGTGTAGCTGCTACTACTTTAGGTTGTTCTTTCTCTATTGGAGTAACTTCCGACACCTTCTTCTTCGAGCTTCTGGATCTCCTCGAGCGTTTCTTTGAGCCTTCTGGCAAGTTCGCGCTTAATTTTAGCTGATCTCTTACGTTTTTGCTCAACTTTTATTCGCTTTCTTAAACCTTCACTTGAAATGTAGCGTTCTGTTTGTTTATTTAACCAAATAGCTACATCTTTATAAGTATATTGTTTTAAATGGCGTTTAGCAAGTTCTAATGCTTCTAATTCAATAAATACAGGCTGTAAAAGTTTGTCGTTTTCTTTATCTATCTCGTATCCGAAAGGTACAGTGCGGCTAACACGAGCTATAGTGTGCCATTCACGTTCTTTACCTCTATCTGGCTTAGGTAACTCCCAATAACCTAGTCCGTTATATCCTTTACGCATACTGTATTACTGTTTTTATCTTCTTTTAGCTGTTTTTGTGCGTGGAAAAGATCTATTAGATGCTTTAGTAGACATTTTAAGGTTTTTACGGTTGTTATTCATAGGGTTATTGTTTTTATGAGCTACATCTTTACCGTCATTCTTTTTAGCTACTCCACCAGCTACCATTTTAGCCCTAGCTGAGTTGCGAGATGCACGTTTCTTTATTTGTGCTGGCTTACCTTGGTAGTTTTTGTATTCTTTTTTGTAATTTCTATTCATTATTCGTTTGTACCTTCTTTAGGTGGCAAATAAAACACACCACTAGAAGTTTGAATATCAACTTTATCTGTTTTAATGAGACCTGCACGATCTAAAACGTCTTTAGCTGCTACCATTTTCTCTTTTATGCCTAGCTCAGTAGGGTCATTCATAACGTTACCTAAAGCAAACGCTGCTTTTGGTGCAGTTCTAGCGAAATAAGTACGTGTAGCGTCCATTATTTCTTCTTTTAGTGACTCCACTATAATACGAGTAGGTGTATTATCACTATAACCTGATAGTTTTTTAGCGAGGACTACATCCCCTGCTGCTTGATCAAATAATACTTCTAAAAAGTTCTGTTGATTTTCTGTTAACTGTCTAGCCATAACTACGCTGTTGCCCTTTTTCTTCTTTTACCTGAAGCTGTAACTGACCATTTTACTTTTTGTGGTCCTGTTTTCTTAGATGCTTCTTTTTTAGTTATCCTTGAAGCTACCTTTGCAGGTCTACAGGCAGGATAAGGTCTACCTTTATCCTTTTTACCGCTACGCCCACAGGGTTTACCTGTCTTTACGTCACGCCAATCCTCCTTAAACCATTTACGTAAACCACCTTTATACGATTTACTTTTTGATTTAGCTTTTCTAGGCGCCATTACGCGTATCCACCACCACGTTTTTTATACGTTCTAACTAACCAAGCGTTAGCGTAAGCAGAAGGGTAAACTTTAAACTTGCTTTTAGCTTCTGCTTTCACTGCATTATATAGTTTTGTATTTTTAGGGGTAGGTGAACCTGATTTTTTCTTTTTAGCTGCCATAATTGTTATTTCTTTTTCTTTTTAGGTCTAGCTTTAGATTGAGCCGTCTTAGACAGTTCACTAAAGTGATACAGACGTTTACTAGTCTTACCGTGTGTTTTACCTGAATGAAGATCGCCATTAGGCATTTTGTGTGTACCACCTTTGTGTTCTGTTCCATCACGGAAATAATGTTTTACACCTTTCATGTTAGCCTCCACACTGACATTTATCGCAGCAATCACAAGGCATATTTAACAAAGATCGTATTAGTCTTTTAATATAACTCATGTTACTCTGCTCCACCTTTTTCCTTTAGTACTAAACCAAAGATACCACAAATAATACCTGCCCACGTAAATAACGGGCTACCAAATATTATACCTAGACCTACGCCACCTACAGCAACTGCTAGGTAGCTTGAAGGTTCTTTTAATCTTCCTTTAATCCAATCCATAGTTGTTATCCTCCTATTGTTAATCTTTTAATATCGCCTCTACAGATACCTAAGTCATTTAGTTGTCTGTCTGTCATATTCATTAGCTGCCAGTAGGCAGTTCTATTATCTGAATAAGTTTTTAATGCTCTTAAAAATCGTTTTATAATCATTTTGTATAACTCCTTTTTTCTTAAATGATTAAGGAAGTTATACCATATTTAGTTATATCATAAAAATGTTATTATTGCAACCCCGTTATGCTTTAAATAGATTCACCGAAAGGGTTAAACTCAAAACAACTGCCTTTAACGTAGTGTCCTGTAGCGATCAAGCCTTTTCCTACATTAACAACTTGTTCCGTGCATTCTTGTTCCGTTTCAAACAAATGATGTTGTCTAATTAAAACATCACAAGAGTTTACGTCTGTAACTACACTACAATAAAGTATAATTGCGAGATACATTACTTCGGTTTTTTATAACTATAAAACATACCGCCACCACGATAGTCAGAAATACCTTTTTTAGACATACCACCACGGTTCATCATTTTAAAGTCAGCACCAGATATCTTACCGTCTTTGTTTTTATCTAACTTTACTTGTCCACCTTTTAAGTAGCCCATTGTCTTCTTATTTTTCTTTTGCATCATGCCACCCTTGTTTTTACCTAATGCTCTTCGAGTATCCATTATGATGTTGTACTCTTCTATTGGAACCATTTTATCATTAATTAAACCCATTTCAGTTACTTTAGGTTTAGTTTTTTTCTTTTTACCGAACATCTGAAGTTTTTCTAGTTTATCTTTAGAGTATAGACCTTTAGGCTCATTTAACTTTTTTATTTCTGCTTTTATGCTTTTCATTTGTTTTTCAGCTTTAAGCTTTAAACGTCTTTCTTCTAGTTTTTCTTGCCTACGTTTCTCTACGGACTCCCTGTCCATCTTCATAGGTTTTTTAGTTTTAGATGGTTTACTTTTAGCTTGCTTTCGTAGCTTCTCTAACTGTTTCTGAAGTTTAGCTTCTTGTGCTTCTCTACTCATTGTATGTATTCCTTTTACTTAGTCTTAGTTTTACTCAAAGCTGTAGCACCCATAAAGCCTACTACGACACCTAATTGAGCTACAATAAATGTATTTAAGAAGCTAGACGCTGCTTCTACTTTTTCTGCGTTAACTATAGGTGTAAATATAATTAGTACCGCTACTATAGTTACAGACATAGCTAACCACGCCATTATGCGTTGCGTATCCATTAGCTTATCTTCGTTCTCTAAACGTATCCAACGCTCGTGGCGATCCATTTCTTCATCAGTAATAATGCCGTCACCATCAGTGTCAGCCATAGCGTACTTACTATCTACTTGTAACTTCTTAGGTGACACTATTTTTTCTTTTTACTTTTTTTACTAGGTAATACTTTTTTAATTATCTTAGTAGTCCAAGCTTCATTCTCAGGTGTACTAGGGTCATCTTTAATGTAGTGACCTTTATCGTTTCTAGCGCGTACCATCTCTACTACTTCTTCTTTAGGCTCTTCTGTCATTGTGCCACTACATATAGCTTCAATGTTTTCCTCTTTGAACCATACTTGTCCGTATGCATCCATACCTGCAGCAGGTTGACCATTAGGTCCTAACACTGTGTTGTCGTCTTGTACTACAAACCCGTGTGCTTCTAGTGCAGTTTTATTATCTGTGAATATACTCATTATACTTCCTTATGTGTTAACACTTCCATCGTCTTCTAGCTTGTCTTATTCTAGAGTTAGGATCATTCCTAGTCTTAGCTGAACTTCTTTTTAGTTGACCTAAAGATCTAGCGCAGTACGACTTTCTACGTTTAGCTGCTTTACTGCCTGGTTT